AAGAGTTTCAAGACAATTTGTAAAGGAAGATATTAAAAATCATTATGAAAATGAAAAATTTAATAAAAAATTATATATATAAATATGGTGAGAATTAGTATAGGAGAAAAATCTTACAATATAGCGAGTAAGTTTGATGAACTAAACATTAAAACATATCAAAATCTTAGTTTAATAGATGCAGATGATGAACGAAAGAAGATGGTTGGTCATTTACAAGTACTGACTGGGTTAGATTATAAGACTATTGAAAAAATTGAGATTAGTCAATTGATTATGTTAATGGATAAGTTCAAGTTTTTTGATACACCAGAACAGGAATTGGTTGAAGCTGTTGAAATTGATGGTGATATTTATGTTTTTGATAAGAACTTACAAGATATGAGGTTTGATATGTTTGTAGATTTAGAAGAAATGACTAAGGATAAAGATTTAATTATTGAAAATCTACATTTAATTATGGCGATACTTTACAGACCAGCAATTGTAAAAAAGATTAAAAGAAAATTAGCACCTGAACCATATGATAGTGAAACGGTAATGGAAAGAGCAGAATTTTTCAAAGAATATATGATGATGGACAAGATACTTGGTGCGTTGTTTTTTTTTACGATTTTAAGTCTGAATTATACCAAAGATTTAGAGGACTTTTTAATGAAAAAGAAGGAGGAGAAGTTGAAGATGAAGGAGAATATATTGAATCAAAAACCGAAGGCTTCTATAAAAAATGGGGTTGGCATTTGATAATCTTTAATTTAGTAGATGGTGATTTAACAAAGATAGAAATGATTGAAAATAAGCACATGTTAGTTGTGTTGAATTGGTTAAGTTTAATAAAAGAAAAACAGATGTATGAACCTAAAGACAATTTGTAAAAAAAAGTTTAACACTTTGATAAGTAATAAGTTTGATAATATGAAAATGTTAGATGTTTATATTAAAAATACATTTAACTTATCAACAACGGTTATATTTAATAAAAATAAAATAAAATAATGGCTGATGATATAAAATTGAAAGTAGAAGTTGATGTTGATAGTTCCGAATTAAAGAATGTGAACAAGAACTTAACTAACACTGGTAAAAAAGTTGAAGATGTAGGAACAGCAGCTAAGAAATCTAAGACAGGATTAAAATCTATGGCTGTTGGATTTAAAGGTATTGGTACAGCGTTAAAGGCCGCAGGTATAGGAATATTCTTATCAATAATAGCTGCATTATTTAGTTTAATGAAGGAGAACCAAGCAGTTATGGACTTCATGAATAAGGCTACCAAGACATTGTCTATTCTATTTAATAATTTAACTTCATCACTTGGACCGTTGAAAGAAACTTTAACAGGATTATTTGAAAATCCTAAACAAGCTCTTATAGATTTTGGTAATTTAATCAAGGATAGACTTGTGTTGATGGTTGAAAACTTTTTTGGATTATTTGTTAATGGATTCGGTGTATTAAAAAATTTAATTAAAGGTGCAGGTTTCGCACTTGCTGGTATATTTGATGATGATGCCGCAGCAGAGGCAGACGTATATTTTGAAAAAGCTGGTGAAAGTGCTAAGGAGTTTGGAAAAAATGTAATGGTTGTATCCAATATGGACTTAGTAGTTAAAGCTGTTGTAAAGACAGCAGAAGTTGTAGGTGAATTAGGTGATCAGTTGGATGAAGCTGCTACAGCAGCAGACGCTTTTGTTAAGAAAGAAAATGAATTGAAACTTGCCGAGGCTGAATTAGGTAAAATGATTGCTAAAAACTCGTTAGAGATTGCAAATGAAAAATTGGTTAGAGACGACTTAAACGCTTCTATAGAAGATAGACTTGCAGCAGCAGCATCTATTACTAAAATGATTGAGGATGAGAGTGCAGCATCTATTAAACTTCAAGAGGATAAAATAGCCTTGATGAAGGAAGATTTAAAACTTACTAATACAACAGTTCAAGATAAGATAGATATAGCAAATGCTGAAGCAAAATTAGCAACTATTCAAGCACAAGCATCAACAAGGTTGAGAGAGAATATGATGAAAACTACTATCTTAAGTAAGCAAGAAAGTGAAAAAGCTATAGCAATTGAAACTGAAAAAGGTGAGAAAATAGCAGAAGCGCAGAAAGCCGCTGATGATAAAGCTAAAGAAGCACAAAAAGAACTTAATAGTTACTTTTTAGGATTAGAGGAAGCAACAAAAGAACATAAATTAGAACAAATAGAAACTGAACTTGAAGATTTAGAAGTTTATTATGAAGATAAACTTATATCACACGAAGCATATCTATTGAGAAAACAAGAACTTGAAGATAAAGCTGATGAGTTATCTATCGAAGCTACTGAATTAACTCAAGGAGAAAAACTAAAAATAGCATCAAAAGCATTAGCAGCAATGTCCAACATATTAAGCGCATTAGAAGGTATGATGGAAGATCAGATGAATGAGGAACTTAAGGCTGCTGAGGGTAATGAACAAAAACAAGACCAAATAAGAGCTGAATATGCAGAGAAAAAGAAAAAAATGGCTATTGCTGGCGTTTTAATTGATGCTGCATCTGCTATCATTGGAACTTGGGCTGGTTATGCTTCGGCTGGAACTTATGGAACTATCCTTGCTGGAATACAGACAGGTTTAATAGCAGTCCTATCTACTGTTCAACTGGCTAAAATCAATTCAGCCACATTCGCAGATGGTGGAATATTAGATGGTCCATCACACGCACAAGGAGGCATTCAGACAGGATTTGGTGAACTTGAAGGCGGTGAAGGAGTTATAAATGCTGGTAGTATGAGTAATGTATCATTAAGAAACTTAGCATCAGCAGCTAACACTGGAGGAGGTGGTAAAGATTTTAGTTCAGGTGATGGTTCTATTAAATTAGACGGTGGTTCTATATCAGCAATTGTAGGTGGTATAAATAATAAGAAAGTTTATTTAACCGAGACAGATATGACTGAAACACAAGAACAAGTAGCTGTAATGGAGGAGGAGGCAACTATATAATGGTAGAAGTAGATATTAAAATAACATTAAGTAAAATTTTAGCATTTTTAGTGCTGATAATTGGTAGCGTATATTCTTTTATATTTAATGATCCTGCTGTAATGATGAGTTCATTCGCAGCATCAAGTTCGATAATTGCAGTAAAAACTTATACCGCAAGTAGAACAAAACAAAAGAAAATTGAGCATCCAGAAATATAAAATAAATAATATTATGAAAAAATTAGAAGATTTAAAAGAAGTGGAATTGATTATAAACCAAGAAGAAGATATGGTTACTGCTATGGGTTTTGTAGAGTTTCCAGCTACGGAAGTTAATTTAGTATATTTTAATGATGAAAAATCTAATTATACATTTGGAGTTGAAGATAAAGAACAAGGAATAATAGTTAGTCCAGCATTGATAGCTGAGAAAAGAATTTATAGATATGATCCAAGAACCAATGAAGAATATACTGTTTATTTTTCAGCAGAAACTATTGGTGAATTATCACAAAGTTTTTTAATTAGTAATAATTTTAAAAACACTACTGAACAACACGAAGAACAAGTTAATGATATAGATTTAATTTACTCTTGGATAGTACAAAATGATCAAGACCAAATTATGACCAAATATGGTTTCAAAGATATAGCAATTGGTTCTTGGATAGTAGCTTACAAGATTAACAATGAAGATATTAAAGCGAAAATAAAATCAGGAGAAATAGGTGGTATATCTATTGAAGCATTTTTAAGTGAAAAATATGATAAACATTCTTCACCTGACGAAGACAAAATCCAACAGATTAAGGATTTACTTAATGGTATAGAAAAATAAGCAATTTAGAGTCTTTTTATATATACGATTAAGAAAAAATAAACTTAAATATAGATGAGCGAATTTAGCACAGTTTTAGAAAAAATTAGAACCATATTAGGTATGGAGACAATTAACGAAATTGAAGAAGTAGAGGTAGCCCTTGAAACTGAAGTTGTACCAGAAGTTGTTGAACCAACTGAGGTAACATTAGCTGAAGCTACATTAGAAGATGGAACTATCATATATTATGATGGTACTTTAGCGGTTGATACTGCTATATTTACTGATGAAGCATTAGTAACACCTATTGCTGACGAAACTTATATACTTACTAATGGTGACACTTTTAAAGTTGAAGCTGGAATAGTTGTAGAATATACACCTATTGTTGCTGAGGATACAGAAGAAGTAAAACCAGAAGTAGAGGTAGAAGAAGAGTTAGAAGTAGTTGATTTTGAAGCGAAGTATAATGACCTTATGGTTATTGTTACAGAATTGAAATCAAAATTAGAGAACTTTTCAAGTCAAAAAATCGCATTGAAAAGTGAAATTGAAAAACTATCAACCCAACCTGAGGTTGAAAGCATTTCCCAAGAACCACAAGACAAAAGAGAATTATCACAAATTGAAAAAAGGATGAACACTCTTGAAGCTATTAGGAATTTGAGAAAATAAAAAAATAATTAAAATAAAATGAGTAAAAAATATGATTTTTCTTTTGACGTAAGCACATTGAGTGACTATACAAACGAGAATACAGGCTTAGTAGCCGAAGCGTTATATTCAGCTCCAACAATAAACTCAGGAATTGAAATTCTTGTTGGAGAAAAATCTGATATTAAACTTAACACACTTGAACACGAACTTTATTTACAATCAGCAGCTTGTGGTTGGACCGTTTCTGGTGAAACTGTTTTAGAACAAGTGTCAGTGAGCGTATGTTCAGTTGATTACAAAGAGGCTTTGTGTGCTAAAAGCCTCGAGCCGAAATGGTATGGACAATTAATGAGTAAGGGTTCAAATCCTGAAGACTTTCCATTTTCAAAGTTTATCGTAGATAATAAAATGGGTGTTCTTAAAACTGAAGTAGACAAAATGTTTTGGACTGCTGATTCAACAAATGGAACAGGTAATGCTGCATTATGTGATGGTATAGGTTCATTCTTATCAGGCGCAACTGGTGATGTTTATGTAGCTGCTGCAAGTGGTACTTCAACTGCTTCAACTATCAATGCTAAAGTTCAAGCTTTAATTGATGGTGTAGATGAAAGAGCTTACACAACTGGTGACTTAACTCTTTATATGAGTGTTGCTAACTTTAAACTTTATGTTCAGTATTTAATCAGTGCTAATCTTTACAACTACGCTAATAATGTAGCTGGTAAAACATTAGAACTAACTATTCCTGGACACGACATCAAAGTATTAGGTGTTGGTGGATTAAGAGGAACTACATTTATGTATCTTACACCTGCAAGTAACCTTGTATTTGTAACTGATTCATTAACTGATGGTAATTTAGATATGTGGTATTCAAAAGATAACCAAGAAATTAGAATGGTTGGTTCATTCAAATTTGGTGTTGGTGTATACTTTAATGACCTTATGGTTCATAACAACGAGAATCTGTAATAACAAGTTCAATAATAACTACTCTTAATTGAGTAGTTATTTTCAAAAAATAATAAAAATTAAAATGGGATGTATAAGTATAGCTGGATATTCTAAAGATTGCGATTCTTCTTACGGTGGTATTAAGAAAGTAGCGATTTATGAAAAAGCAGCATTTAACTGGACAGGAATGACCGTGACTGATGGAACTATCAGTGCGATAGACATTTATGATGGTTTTACTGGATTCACATATGATTTTTTGAAAGATTCCTCAAATTGGGTAGAAAGTATTGTAGGTGATGGAATTTTAACAACTATCAACTGGACACCAATCATAACTCTTATATTTAGACGTATGAGTGTTGAACTTAGAAATGAGATAATGGAATTGTCCAAAGGTGAATTAGTAGTTTTAATAAAAGACTATAACGACAATACTTGGTTCATAGGAACTGATAGAGGATTACAATTAGTAGCTTCCGCAGGTGGAGCTTCAGGTAATAACTTAACTGAAATGAATGGTGAAACACTTGTTATTCAAGGTGCAGAAACTTATAAAGCATATTTAGTTGATTTAGACACTATTGGTGATCCAATTGCGAGTTTAATGGCATAATTTTTCAAATAATTGACATGTAAAAAAGGAGTTTTTAATTAAACTCCTTTTTTTTATGTTTAAAAACCTACAATTTTTATATATAAGTATATAATAACTAAAAATAACTAAGAAAATATGAGTTTTAGATTACCAAATGATGGAACAAGTAAGTATATCAACTTTATGATGAATGTTGATGATATAAATTTGAATGAGACTTACAATTTTGAGTTTACAAACACTACAGGTTCTTCAAGCGTATTAGTTAAAGATGAAAGTTTATATTCAGATAAGTTTTTAAGGTTTAATTTTGAAAGTGGCGTTAATTTCTTAATATCCAGAAGTGGAGAAACATATAATTCTGTAGATATGAGTGGTGATGGTTCAGTTCAAACTATATCTATTAGAGGAGGATTTATGTTAGAGAGTAGAGACTTTGGCTCAACTTGGAGTGATATAGCTTATAATGAGTTATGGGTAGATAATACAATGGACTTTTCGGGTGTAACACAATACGCAGTAGTAACTGATGGTGGAATATGGAAGAAAATCGGTGTTGGAACACATTGGACTGAAATATACACTGATTATAAACCTTGGTTAAAAATAGAAATGAGTAGAAAACAATTAGGTTTATTGCCTGGACCTGGGGAACCAATTGAACCTGATAGTCTTGTGTATGTTTTAGCATCAA